TATCAGGTGCTTTACAGTCATCAAGAGTACAACCTAGAGTAGCTATTACAGATAAAATTCAATATGCAATTAGTGCTGCGGTAACAGATTATAGTTCAAATTTTGGTTGGCAATTAATGTATGTACCTACAATTAATCAATTATGGTTAAACGTACCAATACAAGAAAATACTAACCAACAACAATATGTAATGAATACAATTACAGGTGCTTGGTGCAACTATACTGGTTGGAACGCTAATTGTATGGAAATGTACAATGATGAGCCTTATTTTGGTGGCAATGGTTATGTAGCTCATGCTTATAATGGTCTTGTAGATGATACAAGCAATATTACCGGTACAGCATTACAAGCATTTAATAACTTTAATAACGCAGGTTCTTTAAAACGCTTTACTATGAGTAGGCCTATATTTAGGACTGATGGTTCACCTTCTATTTTTGCTGGCATTAATATTGACTTTAATACTGATATACCAACAACTTCATTAACCTACTCGCCTAGTTCTTATGCTAAATGGGATAGTGCTGTATGGGATGCTAATATTTGGGGTGGTGGATTATCAGTATTACAGAACTGGCAAGGCTTAAATGGTGTAGGATATTATGGTGCGCCAGTAGTAAAGACTGCTTGTTCAGGAATTCAAGTAAGATGGGTATCTACTGATGTAGTCATAGAAGGTGGTGGAATACTTTAATGTTAGTTAAAGGCGAATATGTTGCTAGGTGGGTAATGGCTACAATAGGTTCTTTTACTGAAGGTATGACAGCATTGGGGTGGGAAGTAGATGGGGAAATTGTGGCAGGAACGGCATTTGAAAACTTCAATGGTAATAATATGTTTGGACACCAGCGAATTGACAAAGCTCCGCCTAAAGAATATTGGTTCTCAGTTGCCGATTATATATTTAATCAATGTAAAGTCAAAAGGTTTACGGCAACAATAGAGCAAGATAATGTTAAAGCAATTAGATTAAATAAACACATTGGCTTTGAAGTAGAGACCACTCTCAAAGAAGCAGGGCGCAATGGTGATCTTATAATTATGGTTTTATGGCCTAAGAACTGTAAAATGTTAAATTGGAGTAAGTAAAATGTTCAGTAAATTCGTATTATTAAGATTACAAGGTGTCCGTGATCCATTCATGTCTATGGCTAATGGTAAATCATCAGCCCCTCCTGCTCCTGACTATACAGCAGCAGCTAACGCTACAGCAGCAGGTAACTTAGCAGCAGCACAAACAACGGCTGCAGCCAATCGTGTAAATCAAGTAACGCCTTATGGCAACTTGATGTATTCATCTGCTGGCAATGATTCTTCGGGAAATCCGACTTATACGGCTACTCAGACTTTATCTCCTGCACAACAAGCGATATTAGACCAGACTAATCAACTTAATCAAGGTTTGATGAGTACAGCTAATCAAGGTTTATCTTATGCTAATGATGTATTAAGTAAACCTGGTGTAGATCAAAGCCAATTAGCTTCAACAGGAATTAATCCTGGTCAATCTTATCAAGATGCAATTATGTCTAGATTAAGCCCACAAATAGCACGTGAAAATCAATCATCTGATGCTCAATTGGCTAATCAAGGTATTGCAGCAGGTACAGAAGCTTATAACAATGCTAAAACATTATTAGGTCAAAATCAAAATGACAGATTAACTTCTGCTACTACACAAGGTATTAATACTGGATTAGCAGCTAATCAGCAAGGATTTAATCAAGCAGCTTATAACCAAATGCAACCTATTAACGTCATTAATGCTTTGCGTACAGGTTCTCAAGTAACTAATCCTAGTTATGCAAATGTGCCACAACAAGCTAATACTGCTGGCCCTGATTTACTAGGTGCTACTAATGCTCAATATACTAATCAACTTAATGCTACTAATGCTGCTAATGCACAATCAGGTAACTTTTTGGGTGGTTTAATGGGATTAGGTTCATCAGCCATAAAATATTCTGATGAACATTTAAAAACAGATATTAAACGCATTGGCACACATGATTTAGGTATGGGCATATATACTTACCATTATAAAGATGGTTATGACTTACCTACAGGGCTACAAGTTGGCGTTATGGCTCAAGAAGTTGAGAAAGTAATACCAGAAGCTGTAATCGTAACTGATAGTGGCTTTAAAGCTGTTAATTACGCAATGCTTTAGGAGATTAGAATGAATTTTGCACAATACTTACCAACATCAATGCAAGGCTTAATGCCTGGTGAAACAGGTGGCGTACCTAATCAGTTGCCACAAGATGACACCATGATGCAATTAGAGTTAAAGCGTAAGTTTGCTTTAGCTGATGCGTTAAAAAATCAAGCCATGCCACAAGGGCAAATGGTAGGTGATCGCTATGTATCTCCTTCATGGACACAATATCTAGCTAATGCGGTAGGTAAGTATCAAGGTGGACAAGCTGAAAATGAAGCTATTAAGCAATATGGTGACTATAAGACTGCTGAAAATACACGAATGGCAGAAGCTTTAGGTAAGTTTGGTAAAGCTTTTGAGCCTACTACTACAACTAATACGACTTATGCACCAGGTGTAGGTAAAGAATTAGCGATAGGTGATACAGTTCAAACCGCACCTAACTTTGGCGCAACACCTAATCTTACTGAGCAGGTCGCACCAACTTCACCTTATGGTACACAAAGTATGACAGGTAATGCTACTACTTCTGTACCTACTACAACTACATCAACAGTTAAACCTACTACAGAAAGTATCAATAAAGCATTTACTGATTATTCTATAGCGACTAGAAATCCTAAACTTGCTGAACAATTGATGATGAGCAAATTTACTGATTACCAAAAACAAAATGATCCATTTAAACTTGGTAAAGATGAAACTTTATTTGGGCGTGATGCAAATGGGAATTTAGTAAAATTAGCTACTAATCCCGGTGAAAATACACAGTTTGGTAAAATTAATCCTAGTGAATATACTCCAGCATCTGTGGCTACATTTATGCAAACTGGTAAACAATCTGATTTAGTATCTGCTAAACCTGCGGTTGTTCCTACTACTCGCAATATGCGACAAGGCAATCAAGATATTACGCAACAATGGAATCCATCTACTAATAGCTGGCAAACAATAGCTACTGGTAATGCGTTTAAACCTGATGAAGGAACACAAAAACCACCTGCTGGTTATGCTTGGGGTAAAGATGGTTCTTTAGTTGCTATTAAAGGTGGCCCTGCTGATAAAGCAGCTAATTTAACTGAATCTCAAGCTAATGCTAATCTTTTTGGTTCAAGAGCAAAAGCATCTCATAATATTTTAAATGGATTGGAAGGTAAGTATAATCCTGCACTTATACAAGCTCAAGAATCAGGCGCAGGTAATCTTCCTGGTGTAGGATATGTTTTAAATAAATTTGCCGATCAAAATACTCAAAGCGCAGCACAAGCACAGCGAGATTTTGTTAATGCTGTATTAAGAAAAGAATCAGGCGCAAGTATTTCATCAAGTGAATTTGACCAAGCTAGAAAACAATACTTTCCACAACCTGGTGATACTCCAGCAACAATAAAACAAAAGCATGATAATAGAGCAATTGCTATTAAAGGCATTGAAACTGCTGCTGGTCCTGCAAATAAACAAACCACAGTTGATTTTAATGACTTACATTAGGAGTAATAATTATGGATGTTAAATTACCTGATGGTACAGTTATTAGTAATATTCCTGATGGAATATCTAAAGCAGATTTAACTGCTAAGTTAGCTAAAAATGGATATGATGTAAGCAAATTATCAGCACCATCAATTCCTGATACTACTGTTGCTCAACCTAAAGTAGAAGCTCCTAAAAATTATACTTTAGGAGAATCTCTTGGCAATGCTGCAATTAATTTAATTCCTGATATTGGTCATGTTGCTTATGGGGTTGGTAAGACACTTTTACATCCTATAAATACAGCAAAAGGTGTTATTGATTTGGGTGCAGGGGCATTACAAAACGCATTACCTAAACAAGTAGTAGATTTTGTAAATCAAGTTGATGCAAATAATCCTCAAGCAATTGAATCTGCCAAACGTGCCGTAAATACTGCTAATGTTGTAGGTCAAGATTATAAAAATAAATATGGTTCTTATGAAGGATTTAAACGTGCTGTAGCTGAACATCCTGCTGAAGTAATGGCTGATGTATCTACAGTATTGGGTGGTGGCGCAGCATTAACAAAAGGGAGCAAACTTGGAGATATTCTTAGTGCTGGTAGTAAATATACCAACCCATTAACTCCTGCTGTTAAAGTAATAAGTGCAGCAGAAAAAGTGCCAGGTTCTATTGCTAGACAAGTTTTAGGCGTTACTACTGGAGTAGGTGCAGATACTGTTGGGGAAGCATATAAAGCAGGTAAAGCTGGCAATCAATCATTCTGGAATAACCTAACTGGTAAAGCAGATATGACTGATGTATTAGATGAAGCAAAAAATGCTTTAAATAATATTAAAAATGAAAAAAGTCAGCAATATAGAAGTGGAATGGTTAATGTAGGTAACGACAAGACTGTATTAGATTTTGGTGATATTGATAATTCTATTGCTAATGCTACTGGTAAAGTTTCTTATAAAGGTCAAGTTAAAGATAAGTTTGCTTCTGCAAAAGTTAATGAAGCTTCTGATGCTATTAATCAATGGAAAAATTTAGATCCTGCTCAATATCATACGCCAGAAGGTTTAGATGCTTTAAAGCAAAAGATTGGCGGTATATTAGAATCAATCCCATTTGAACAAAAAACTGCTCGTAGTGCTGTACAGGATATATATAACTCTACTAAGCAAACTATTACTAATCAAGCACCATCTTATGCTAATGTAATGAAAGATTATGCACAAGCAAGCGATTTAGTAAGTCAAATAGAGAAAACACTTTCATTAAATCCAAAGGCTTCTGTTGATACTGCAATGCGTAAATTGCAATCATTAACTCGCAATAATGTACAAACTAATTATGGTCAAAGAGTAAAATTAGCTGAAGAATTAGCTAAACATGGTGGTGAAAATATTATGCCATCATTAGCAGGTCAAGCTATGAATGAATGGTTACCACGTGGATTAGTAGGTAAAGGTGAAGATATTGCAGCTATTTTAGGTGCTACTCATATGAGTCCATCAACATTATTATTTCCTTTGGCTATGCCTAGAGTGGTTGGTGCTGGAGCATATGGATTAGGCAAAGTAGCAAGTAAAATTCCTAAATTACCAATGGCTACTGATAAAGCAAATTCATTAGCACAATATTTATACCAAATGCAAAACGCACAAAATCAAGGAGAGCAGTAATGTCAAGAAACGGAAGCGGTATATATTCACTTGCAACAGGTAATCCAGTTGTTACAGGGGCTACGATTTCATCTACGTGGGCTAATTCAACTTTAACTGACATTGCAACTGCTTTAACAGGTTCTATTGCATCTGATGGTCAAACAACTGTAACTAATAACTTACCTATGGGCAACTATGCTCATACAGGTGTTGCTGATGCTACTGTTAGAACAATGTATGCTACTGCTGGACAGGCGCAAGATTCTACCTTTACTTACTTAACTAGCCCTGCTGGTACTAACACAATGACTGCTACAGCCTCTTTAGGTATGTCAGCCTATGTAACAGGTCAGCGTTTCTTTTTCGTAGCTCCTGCGACTAACACAGGGGCTGCTACTTTAAACATCAATTCTATTGGTATTAAAAGTATTACTAAACAAGGCACTACTGCATTAATTGCTGGAGATATTGTATCTGGGGCAATTATTCAAGTGGTTTATGATGGTACTGAATTTCAATTAATAAGCCCATCAGGAAATGGTACTGTAAATTCATTTAGTGCAGGTACAACAGGATTAACTCCATCTACTGCTACATCAGGTGCTGTTACATTAGCAGGAACGCTTGCAGTTGCTAATGGTGGTACAGGCGTAGCAACACTAACAACAAACAATGTTATTTTAGGCAATGGTACAAGCGCAGTTCAAGTAGTTGCACCTAGCACATCTGGAAATGCTTTAGTTTCTAATGGTACAACATGGGCTTCAGGAATAGTTGCTAACACAGCTAAAGCTTGGGTAAACTTTAATGGATCAACTGCAACAATTAGAGCTAGTTTTAATGTAAGTAGTGTTACTAGAAATGGTACAGGTGATTATACAATTAACTTTACTAATGCTTTTGCTGATGCCAATTATACGGCTGCTGGCATACAAAATGGTTCTACACAAAATATGAATCCAACTCAAAGTGCTATAAGTACAACTGCATTTAGTTTTTATACTTCTGGCGGTAGTGGTGCTGGTAGTGGTGTAAGTTTTGGGGCTGTTGATCCTTCGTATGTAAACATGGTTTTTTTTAGATAAGGATAAATAATGGCACAACTTATAATTTATACAAATGAAACAGGCAATTTAAGCATAACTATTCCTACTGGTGAAATTAGTATAGATGAAGTTTTAGCTAAAGATTGTCCATCTCATGCAGTTATTATTGATGATTTTGATTTACCTAAAGGTGCAGATACTCAATTTTTAGATGCTTGGATACTTAATGGTAAATCTGTTTTAGTAGATTTTGCAAAAGCACAACTAATTTATTTAACACAATATAATACTAATGCTTTACAAATTGCCCAAGCTAGACAATTAAATACATTAGCAGGTATTTCTAATATTGTAGATGATGCTACTTGGTTAGCTAAACTATCTACTGATAGAAATGCTATTACAAGTGCTACTAATACTGACGGCTTAATAGCTATTTCTTTACCAACATAATAGGAATAATGATGGATTCAATAGATCGTGTAGAATATGGCAAGATGTTAGCCACAGTTGCTTCTTTAGAAAAGAAGATAGACAAAATGGAAACATCTCTAGACGAGCTATTGGCTTTAGCTAATAAAGGTCGTGGTGGGTTTTGGGCAGGTATGATGATTGCTTCATTAATTGGTGCTTTGGTGTCTTATTTTTCTAAAGCTATAATAGGTCAATAACATGATCCGTTTAAAGATAGCTTACAACTTCTTTCTTGATAGACTTGGTGAGCCTTCTACATGGCAAGGTGCTGGCTTTCTAATTGCTTTGTTTACTGCTAAGTTTAATGGTTTAGATTGGGGTTCTGGTGCAGCATTAGGCGGTACTTTATCGGCCTTTATTAAGACAATGACAAAGGGTTAATATGCCATTCTTACTTATGTACTGGAAGCAACTAGCTATTGTTGGCGCAATTGTCATTGTGTTACCTGTAACATTCTATAAAGGCTATGAATCAGGCAAAGCGCACATACAAGCATTATGGAATCAACAACAAGTAGTAGATGCTCAAGCTGTTGCGATTGCGGACAATAAGACAGCTACTCAAGTTATTAATGCACAAAAGGTAACTCAAAATGAAAATACAAAACTTAAACAAGATATTAGTGTCAATACTGACTATTATAGCCATCATGCTGTTTCTGGCACTTCTTACGGGGTGTTCAAGCCTATTGGAGAAGCCAGTAGTAGCCAAGTGTCCACCATTCCCACAGCTACCGAACAGTCTAACAACGAAACCGCCAACGCAGTATCTCGTACCGACTACGAAAAACTAGCTAATGATTGTCTAGCAACTACGCTTCAACTTGATAATGCTCAAGAATGGGCAGCAGAACAGGTAAAAGTAGATGCTGAATAACTTTCAAAAGTCATTACAATATGTATTAGAATCAGAAGGTGGTTTTGCAGACAATGCGCATGATAGTGGTGGTGCTACAATGAAAGGCATTACATTAGACACATATAGACTGTTTAAGAAAAATAGTCACCTTACAGCAAACGATTTAAAAAGTATTTCTGATGCTGATGTATCAACCATATATTTAAATGGCTTCTGGGATCGCTGTAGATGTTCAGATTTACCAAGTGGCATTGATTATTGCGTGTTTGACTTCGCAATCAACGCTGGTTATGGTCGTAGTATCAAAACATTACAAAAGGCTGTAGGAAGTGATGTAGATGGTGTTCTAGGTGCTATTACAATTGCTTTAGTAAAGAAGCATGATATATCTGACCTAATTAGGACATTTAGCGATCAGAAAGAGGCCTTTTATCATTACTTGGTAGGTTCAAAGCCTAGTCAAGAAGTATTTTTAATGGGTTGGTTAAGTAGAATTGCTACTGTTAAAGACAGAGCATTAAAGATGGTTTAAGGAGATAACATGATTGATCAATTTATAGGCACACTATTTCTAGCACGTGATGTAGCTCATAGAGAACACTTGCGTACTAAAAGCTATTCACAACATAAAGCATTAGGTCATTTCTATGAAGATATTGCTGAGTTAATGGATAGTCTGACTGAAGCCTATCAAGGTCGTTATGGCATTATTCCTGAAATCCCTATTCTTACTGAAGAAAAGAAGTACAAAGAAGCTCTGTATTGTATAGCTGACAAACTAGCTTACATTGAGAAATATCGTTATAAAGCTATTCCTAAAGAAGATACAGCACTACAAAACATTGTAGATGAAATTGTAGGGTTATTCTTATCTACGATTTATCGCTTGGAAAATCTAAAATAATGGCTGATCGTAATAAACTAGCACAAGCATTAGTTGGCCCAACAGACTTTACAGGTCAAAGCGTACCAGGTATGTTTGATATGAAAGCATTGGCTGAAAAAGAAGCTTTAAATAGATATGGCAAAGCTACTGAACATAATGGTAATGCTGATGCGTTTAGACACCTTGTATGGTCTGGCATGATGTCAAATAAGTTTGGTAACTTACTGCCACAAGCTTTAGGTGCTACACATGAATTTGTAGAAGTTGGACAGCCACAATCTGAAAACAATATGGACACGACTAATAATAAATATGGTCGTTATATTGGCGGTGATGCTAAAGACTTACAACAGATTATGGATAGAGCTAAATTATTGATAGATTATAAAATAGCTCCTACTTTATCCAATACACAAAATAACTATTAAATCAACATATCGCTATTAATCGTTAATCGTGATACTTCGCCATAGTCTTTTGAGTATGTAATAACTTTGGCATCTCTACCGCTTAAATAACCACCTCTAGCACCATAGGCATCATTGGCAGCAAGTGTTCTATGTTGCTCAACAATCATTAAGTTATTCTCTTTAACATCTACGTGGTGTAAATGCCCCATGTGTGCGTAAGCGTACTTAGTACGCCCAAACATCTCTCTAAATTGACTGGCAAACACGTGCGCTACATTCGCTACATTGCGTTTATGCCCATGATGAAAGAATAGTGCAGTTTTGCCAAACTCATAAGCATTGTAAGGATTAGGTGAAGTATCTACGCTTACTCTAGGTTCATTCTCGTACATTACGCTAAACCATTCTCTTAACCATATTTGGCTGACTGGATCGTGGTTAGCATCTGCCATAATGATGTGTAGCTTTTGATGTTTCTGTAATAACATTGTTATAACATTACGCAAGATTCTAATAGACGCTCTGACTAGCTTAGAAAACCTACTATCTACATCTAATAAATGCTTACTAGCTGGCGTTACTGCATCCATGCCATCAAAGTGCAAGAAGTCGGATAGCTGTGCAAATATAGCTGTATCAGCATTAGGTGATTGGTGAATAGCTTGAGCAAACCATTTAACAATCAATTCTTCTGCTATTTTTAAATCCCAATTCTCACCACATTCCTCATCCCATGCCAACATACCCATGTGGTAATCAGTAATCACATAACAGTTAAGCAGTTTGTCATTGCCTAATGGTGGCGGTAGTGTTGCTGCTAGTCGTGGTATATCTTCTTTTAACGCTTCAATGGCCTCTAGCATGAATTGCTCACGCTTATCTGCATCTACTTGAGATTTAACCCATTGACCGCTAGGCTTACCTTCAGCATTGTAATAAGTAGATATACCTTTAACCACAAATGGACTAGGAACAGTCCTGGTCATATCATGTTCAGGGGAGTAACCAGCCAATGCTGCTTTCTTTTTAATAGATACCATTGCCTGGTCAATCGTTGTTGCACCAATACCTAATTTTTTAGCTGCCTTCCGTTGTGATCCACATTCTTCAATTGCGTCTAAATATTCCAATTGCCTAACAGTTGCATAACTTCTTAATTCAACATCAATAGGGTTTTTCAAAACAAGCCTTTATCGTAAAGTAAGGGTTATTACTTATTGTTATATTTTACAAAGCTTATAAACATTTCAGCTAGACATATAGTAAGAAAACCGCCCCACCATAGCCAATTGGCATTATTTAAAGCTAAAAAGAACGCAACCATAAAATACATCATTATCTATTCCTTTCGTACATCTCTTTATCGTGCTTGATTGCCTTCATACCACGTAACAGTAATACTTCAAAACCTAATTGCATTAGATACTGTTTACCTTCATCATCACAATCTAGATCTACTGTGCCACTACCATCAGGATTATCAACAATATCACCTATCATCTCAATCTTCATTTTTCTTCCCTTTCGGTCATATATTACATTTTATCGGTTAATTATCGGTTAATTATTACCTATCGGTAGTGTGTAATATTTCGTGTATTTTTATACACAAACTTTTTAGTCTTTAATATATACAATGTATATACTTTTTATCTATACTTTTCCCTGTTAAGTTAGTTCTAGCTCACATTTCAGGCTAAAACTAAACCAAATGTGTGGACTTGCTAACATTTACTATCTGTAAATCCAATTGCCATAAAGTATATAAATGTATCTATTAACTAGCTTTAAACCACTTTAAGTATGTTTTTATGAACATTAAAGTGATGGTGCTACATTCACATTTGGAACTGACGGATTTTGCAAGAAAGCGTTAGCAGGTATAACTGTTTTATCGCCACCTTTCCATTGAATCTCAATTAAGTTTTCGTCTTGTTTCTTGTAACAACCTGCAAGCTTTTGTCCATCAGCACGAAAAGCCACAACTGCAAAAGCATATTCCTCTTTAATTTGAGAAAATGGACAAGGTAAACTAGAAATAACTATTCTTACGCTGTCATTGTATTTATAAGTTAAATATCTTGGTTCTGCATAAGCAGTTATAGATACTAACGCCAGTAAAGAAATAATTAGTTTCATTTAAGTTATCCCCCATAGTAATCAATAAGTACGTGTAAGGCCTTGCTAACTTTCTTATCGTGTTTAATATCATCTGGGTGAGTAGATACAAACTTATTCTCCACTAGGTCTAGACTATGTTTTAAGTAACCAAGTACTACAGAATCAAGCACATCATACAATGGGCTGTTATCATCTAAATCAATTGATATGTTCATTGAGCATCCTTTCTAGGTAGTTTTAACAGCTTGCGTAGTTCTTCTAATTCTTCTTCAGTCAATTCTGTATCTTTACGGAATATCGCATCAAAGTTAGCTGAGTAAACATCACTTGGCTTTGATTGGATAGTATCTCCGGTAATATTATTTTTGTTTTTGTGCATTTTTCTTAATCTCCCTGTGGCAATGAATACAATAGCTAGTTAATCTTTCTTCTAAAGCTGTCCTGTGTCTTGGTCTTTCATGGCACATAGGGCATAAAGGATCAACTGGCTTTTCTCTAATATTTAATATTTGGCTTACTAAACTTGAAATCATTTTAATCCTTTCTTGGCTTTAGTGGCTTGGTAACTTGCACGTTTACACTCAGTACAATAATCTGCAACTTTACCGCTTAATGCTGCTATTGATCGTGGTCTTTCTTTACATCTAGGGCATATAGGATTGCGTAAAGTAACTTTCTTCTTTGGTGCAACATATAACATCTGGCTAATTAGGCTGCTTAACATTAGATTGCATCTCCTTGTACTAAAGTTTTACCTATCTTTAAAGTACATTGTTGGACTTCTTTAATTGCGTAATTAGGTACAACATAACTTACATATAACCAACCACAAATTAGTCCTGCTACAAATGTATTAATCATGTTGTACCCCTTATCCTAAAATGGCAATGCTTCGCCATCATCATAATCAGCATTAGAGGCTGTTTTAAGAGCCTGTGGCGCATTATTATTACTAGCTGATGTGCTTGTATCGCCTTTCTTACCAAGTAGCGTTAAATCGTTTACTCTCACCTCTAAACTAAACTTTTCTGTACCATCTTTAGCTTTATATGGGCGGTTAGTTAATTCACCTACAATACCGATTGTTGTACCCTTGAGTAACATAGGTGCAAGTGTTTCAGCTCTAGCTCCCCAAAGATTCGCATTTAACCAAGTGGTTAATTTTTTGTCTCCAAATCCACTTGATAATGCAAAACTAAATGAACATACTGGATCGCCACCAGGTGTGTACCTTAATGCAGCATCAGCTCCTATACCGCCAGTTGCAGATAAATTATTCAATTTGATACTCCTTTATAAGTTAAATTTCTAAAAAGCCTTGATATTGTCATTTCCGATACTTTAAACATTGCAGCAACTTTTTTTTGTGTATTGCCTTCAATTATTAAGTTTTTAATAGTATCTACATAAGATTCATCTAATTTTTGTTTAGATTTTGCAATCTTTGATTTTACTTCTGCTGTTCTAAAACTTCCTTTATGATGCAAAATTGTATGTTCAGCAACAGTCATAATTTGTAAATTAGATGGATTATTATTTTCAATGTTGTGATCTATATGATGTACAACTTCAGTAATTAATAACTTTCTGTTTAATATTTGTTCCATTACAGCTCTATGTTGAAAAATCCATCCAGCTTCCGTTTTTATAAATACGTAACCACTTTTGTTATGGATTCTTGTTGAGCCTATTTCTTTTATGCTCATTTTGTTTCCTTTTTTGTATAATTAATTGCGAGTAAATATTTGTTACCCATTTCTTTTTTTACTTTAGCTATCTTCTTTTCTCTTAACTCCACCAGTTTAGCTGATGGGGCTGACAGGCCGTATAAACTATGAATAAGCATAGGTATCACCTACTTTTTTAGCCATTTCATTGCTTAATTCTTGTGTAGCAAAAGCAATTACTTTATGTTTATCCATGCCATTCCATTCACTACGTAATTTTAAACTGCCAATGTATCGGTTTAGTAAAGTTACCTTGTCTAGCTTCATTGCATCTAAATGGTAGTTACCGATTGCCTTTATAAATATCATCTCATCATTAGTTGTGTGGCTTTTGATTGAACTTCTAAAATTAATTGGTGTAAACATTTTAATTATCCTTTTAGTGATTCTGCGTGGCGTTTAAGTGCTGATCTTTGTTTGCTGTCAAGTCTGGACCATAAAGCTAGTTTTTCGTCATTGTCTAAGCTACTGGCTAACCTGTGGGCTTCGGTCATATCTTCATCATTGATGGCTGCTGTAATCTCC